TATTGCTACTGCTCCAGCTGGTGGTGCTGGTGCTATTCCAGCTGCATTAGCTGGTTTAAGTACTGGTGTTCAAGTTGGTATGGCTGAACAGATGTATCAAATGTCTTTTGGTAACAAATACCTTGAACTCATCCAAAAACGAGATGCAAATGGTAATCAAGTATATTCTAATGAAGAGGCTAGAAAGTATGCTATGTCATACGCTGCTATTGATGCTGGTATCGAATTTGTAGCAACTAAAGCTATCGGTAAAAGTATAACTAATGTTGCACCTAAATCAGCGTTAGCGAAAGTAATTACAAATGGCACAACAGATGTTGCAGCAACTTTTGATAGAGGTATTGGTACAACTGTTGCACAAATGGCTAAGAACTCTATTAAAGCTGGTGTACCTGAACTCTTTGAAGAGGGTTTGCAAGATGTAAACGAAAAGGTGCAACACAACCTAACACGCAAGGATAATGACCTAGAGGGTTATTATAGCGTAGGTGATATTGTTATAGGTTCACTAGATGCAATGAAACAAGCATTGCCAGCGGTAATCGGTTTTGGTGCTATCGGTGGTGCAGTAGGTGGTGTACGTACTGCAAAGGCTTTCCGAGATTTCCAAAAGCTAACACCTGAACAACAACAAGCAGCAATCATCGCAGAGCAAAACCGCAATGGTGCAGTCATTATGGATAATGTTCGTAAGGATAGTACTACAAATAAAATCGCAAAAGAAAACCCTGAACTATACGGAAAAATCGTACAAGCACAGGGCGATAAAGTAGGTGTATCTACTCAATATGTAGATGTAGCGGAATTGGTACAATCTGAAAACGGACAACTTGCAATTCGTGATATGGTTGATAATGGCTTGGTAACACAAGAGGAAGTAAAAGCAGCTATCGAGGCAGATGCACCTGTTGAAATTCCTATTGGTAGCTATGCACAAGTATCTATGAACCTATCAGATGAAACTGTAGATGCATTGAAACAAACCTCTTACTTTACACGTGGCGGTATGTCATTAGCTACATTAGAACGTGCAAAACAAGAAGTAGATGTAGCTAAATCTGTATTGAAAGATGATACATCTAAACGTGCAGAACGTATCAAGGATGATATTATTCGTAATGAATTTGAGGGTGCAAGTGATATAGATCGTGAAGTACTTAACGAGGTACTATCTGACCCTACGAACATTAAACGTAATTTCAACAACTTATTGCACACGTTAAAAGAACAGTACAGAGAAACCTATGCTAGTGATTTTGACAATGCAGATAAATCTATCAATGATGCGGTAAGTACTGGTATTGAACCACAATGGTTAGTTGATTATAAAGCTAACAACGGCGGTAAAGCACCACGTACCAATGCAGAACGTAGACGAGCAGCGTATGAGTATAGCCGAGCAACTACAACGGCAAGCCTTGATGGTAATGCTGATGCATTAGCACAATCTGATGCACATTATGCAGATATGGAACATATGTTGATGCAGATTGAAAGCCTAGAGGCTATGAAAGATAAAGTCTTTGAATTGGCGAATAATGATATAGCGTTACGAATGCAACTATCTAAAAGTGGATATGATGTATACAACGAAGTAGTTAAAGCTATTAGCGGAAGCACGAATAGAAAACAACGTGAAACTGCAAAAGCAAATGCATTATTGATGGCACAACACGCTGATATAATGGCACAATATATGCGACAAATGGGCAAAGGCGGTTATACCGCTATGGACTATTTGCGTGATAGTGTGCGAATTAATATGAGTGGTGAAACTAAATCTACTAATGGTTTAAAACAAATAACACAGGGTGATGTAAAACTTTCAAGCGACCAATCAGATTGGGTAAACACATTAAAAAAATATAACCCTAAATCTAATGCAACTGTAAAAGTAATGGATACACCATCAGTATTGCAAATGATTGGCGGTCATAATTATGATGTTGTGATTAAACAAGCTAAGATTGCAACTATCCTACAGGAACATCCTGAAATCACTTTGAATGAGATGGAGCAGTTGCCATTTGCATTAGCTGACCCAATAGCAATATTTAGATCTAGTACAGTAAAAGATAGTATTGTTGTTATGGCTGAATTAAAGGGTAACAATGGTTTAAACATTGTTGTTCCTATGCAGCTAAATAAAGAAAAACGTAACAATACGATTGTATATAGCTTAGTAAATAGCGTGTACACAAAAGATACTGTTGGTAATAAATGGTATCAAGACCATTTAGAAAACCCTGAGTTTGGAACACCATTATATATAAACGAAAAAAAAGCCACTAATTGGTATTTGGCAGAGGGGCTCTCATTGCCCCAAGCGAATTACCACATTAGCGACTTCTTTAACACAAGTATACCAAACGAAAAAGATTTATACAACTTAAAAAAATCTTATGGGTTTAAAGTATATCAAGAGTCAGAGTTAGGTGAAACATTTAATCAAACTATAAATGGCATGACAGACATCATGAAAGATGGTAAACGCATTATCAGCATTTTTAAAACTGCAGATAGAAGTACATTCTTACACGAGATGGGTCATGTTTTCTTTGATGATATACAAAAATTAGCATCTATGGAAAACGCACCTGAGCAACTTGTAACAGATTGGAACAAGTTGAAAGAGTGGAGCGGTTGGGTTGATGGTGAAAACGTAGACAATACGAAAGCACATGAGAAATTTGCACGAGGTTGGGAAAGCTACTTGCGAAGTGGTGAAGCACCAACAAGTGCATTGCAAAGAGTATTCCGTCAATTCTCCAAATGGCTAACATACATTTATCGTAGCGTTCAACGATTAGGTGGTGAAGTACCATCTGATATTAAAGATGTTATGGCACGTATGATTGCAACCCAAGAGGATATAGAGGCATACGCAGAGCAACAACAATTAGAACAGTTTGAAAAAACTGAACTCTATAAGCAGTTATCAGAACAAGACCAAGCACGTATGCAATCTTATATTGCTGATGTAAAAGAAAAAGCAAAAGAACGTGTAATGCGAAAACTCATGAAAGAACTTGATAATAGACCTATCAAGGAATGGGATAAAGAAAAGGATGCTATCCAAATTGAAATCGAAAAACGATTGATTGAGCAATATCCTATCTACAAAGAGCATCAACGATACAACGTGTTTGGTGCTGGTGCATTGAAAGATACACAGTACAATTCCATTGAAGAGTTAGAAAAAGCGGAAGTAGAACAAACTGGCGCTACATTTAACGATGCTATCAATCAAGAAATGGACAATGCGAAAGCAGAGTTTATGAAAGATAACAACGTAGGTAAAACCAATGAACAAATCGCAGAGGAAATCTTGCTATCTACACAAGGTCAGATGAAACTTACCGAAGAGGAAAGTAAGATTATTCAAAAGTCTACTAATCGTGAATTAGCTAAGAACTGGGCGTTGTTAGAGCGTATTCGTAAACTAGACCCTAACGCAGAAACTATTGATACGGAATTAAGCGAAATCGAAAAAGAGGTTAAACCTACTAAGTACGATATTCTTAAATCTGATAAGAAAAAGGTGGATGCTGCACTTGTTGATACAACAAAGGAACTTGAAAAAGCGGAACGCTTAATCGAAAAGTTGAACAATGAAAAAGCAGAACTCACAGATAAGGCAAGGGAACGTGAGAGCGAACTAAAAGATAGGAATAGTGAGTTATCTAAACGATTAACAACTATTACTAATCAACTAGATCGTGCTATTGAACAAAAAGAACGATTAGCAGAACGCACACAAGAACGAGTAGAAAAGCAAGAATTAAAAGCTAGTGAACGTATTGAGCAACTAAAAGATGAGTTACAAGACCGCATCAATAATGTACGTTCTATTCGTGGTGCTGGTTTAGGTGCTATCTCCGACTATATGAATAGAGCAAGAAAAGAATTAGGTGAATTGCCTATTTCTAATGCTATTCAGTTTAAAACGTATCAGAATAAAGCGGTAACTGCTGGTAAGAAAGCTGATAGAGCATTGGCAAGTGGTAAGGTTGATAAAGCACTAGGATATAAGCGTGAACAAATGCTACAACAAGCAAGAGCAAGAGTAGCGTTTGAAAACTTTGAAAAGTCCAAGAAGTTGCGGTTGAAATTGAAACAACAATTACAACGTATGACTAGACCTAAAAACCCTATTGCTATTGAACCTAATATGCGTTATTTCTACGCACACATGGCATACCAAATGGGTTTAACTAAGTACGATGGACTAGCACCTACTGATGGTTTTGATATGAACACAGTATTATCCGCACTTGATGTGGATGCACTCATTCTTAACCAACAATCTATGGTTCAATTACAACCTTGGATAGCTGAACTGTTCTACTCTAAAACACCTAAATCTTTCAAATCAATCACGATGAATGAGTTGGAAACCTTGGAAGAACTCATGACTGGTATGTACAAAAATGGTAGAAATGAGTATGAGGGTACAACCATTCTAAACAATAAGGGTAAAAGCATATCGTTTGAAAATGCAGTACAAGAAATTATCGGTGAGGCTACAGAAACATTTGGTAGTGCAACTGGTGATGTATTCAACATCTTGAATAACCAAACTAAAACAGATGCAGTAAGCGGTAAACTATATGGTTTCCACTTAGCATTAATGAAAGTTGAAACATTCTTACGTAGAATGGGTGGCGGTAAAAATGGGTTCGCAGTTAAATATATCTATGACCCAATCAGTAGAGCTACGCAAGCGTTCAATGAACGTAAGGAAGTATCAATGCGTAGATTGGCAAAAGATGTAGGAATATATTCCAAGCGTGAATTATTCAATATGCGTAATGAACATCTATATACAGTTGGTAACTTGTATGGACTTACTAAAGAGCAATTAATCATGATTGCCCTTAACTGGGGTACTGAAAGCAATCGACAACGTGTAATGGAAACCACAAAAGCAAATGAGGTTGAAATTGAACGTGCGTTCCAAGAACACATGACTGATAAGGACTGGGAGTTTGTAATTCGTACATGGGATCATATCAATTCATTCTTTGAAGAACGTAGTAAGGTACAAGAGGAACTTTATGGAAACCCATTAAAGAAAGTAGAGGGTTTGACATTTACTATCGGTGGTAGAAATATTGAGGGGCAATATTTCCCTATCGTGTATAACCCTAAAGTAAATGCATCCGTAAGTGATAACCAAGTTGAAGATATTGCAAAAACTATGGTTAGTAGTAATGCAGTATGGGGAACTGGTATGAGCGCTACTAAATCACGTTTAGATGTGGTTAAGGATAAATCTCTATTGCTTGATTTTGATGTAATTCCTAATGCTATCACAGAGGCTATTAACCACGTTACAATGCGTAAAGCTGTTACTGATGTTAATAAGTTAATCTCTAATCGTGAACTACAAAACTACATTGTAGATAAATTTGGTGCAGATACTTACCAATTCTTGCGAACTTGGGTTCGTGATAACTGGCAAGATGAAGCAGCAAAAACAAACGATATAGACCGCTTAATTCTTACATTGAAAAAGAATACATCAACCGCAGTCATGGCTGGCAGAGTATCTGTAGCATTACAAAATGCGTTGAATATTCCTGTTGCGTTCTATCGTATCGGTGTAGCTAATACCATTAGAGCCATCAATCATGCTGGTATTGGTTTCTATGGACACGGCACAACTACTTATAACAACACTAGAGATTTTGTATTAGGTCAATCAATCTTTATGCGTGAGCGCATCCAAACATTAGATAAAGACTTGAAACAAGGTTTATCTATTGCAGGTAAAGGCTTGCGTTTGGGTGATACAAATGTTGGCGGTTATAAAGTAGAGCAGTTAGCGGACATTCGAGATGATATAAATCAAATGGGGTTCAGACTACTTACTGAAACAGACTTTGCATTATCTATTCCTGTATGGAAGTTTGCGTATGATCAAAAGCAAGCTGAACTCTTTGGTAAAGAGGGTGTAAGTGCTGAATGGGTAGAGCAACAATCGATTGAGGCTGGCGATAGAGCGGTGCGTGATATATTTGGTAGCGGTGATACGAAAGATGCTGCTGCTATTCAGCGTTCACGTTCCACATTCACTCAATTATTCGTTCCGTTCTATTCTTACGCTAATACACTTTATAACATCATCACAGAGGGCAACTACGCACGTAAGGATAATGGTGATTATGCAAGGTTCGTTAAAATGCTATGGTGGACATTAATTTCACAGGCTATCGGTATGATGGCTTACAAAGCCTTAACGAATGGCGATGATGATAAGCCTGAAGATTTAGCTAAGTCGTTTATCGAAGAATTAGTTGCACAAGGTACTATGGGTGTTCCGTTGGTTAGGGATATAACCAATATGGCTATGAAGTTTATATTGGGAGAAAGACCTTATAATAAAGGAAATACAGTATTAGCTACAAGCATTGCAGAAAAATTCTATGATGTTAGTATCGCTATTGTAAGCGATAAAAAAGATGGTATTGATGTAGGTAGAAGTTTCAGTCAGTTAGCGAACAGGGCAACTGGTTTTAGTGATACTGTTACAGATGGACTATGGACATTAGCTAGATATGCGTTCACCGATACCGATGCAGCTATAGAAGATGTAATTATGGCTATCATGTTTGACCGTAGATTAAAAACTAAAAAAGATAAAAAGAAACATTGATAAATAAGGACTATCCATAATGGGTAGTCCTATTTATATACAACTGAAAGGGGATGTTAAATTGACACCAGAAGTACTAAAACCATCTGTAGTGTATCAATGTGATGGGAGAAATAAGAAGTTTATTTTCCCATATGATTTTGTCCAAATCGAGGATATTAAACTAACTATCGTTGATGAAGATGGTACAGAGGCGGTACAAGTAGGCAATATCGATTATGACGAAAGCACCAAATCGGTAATTTACCCAGCTAATGGGGATGCACTAGCCGTAGGGCAAAAGGTTATCTTGGAGCGTAAAACACCAATCTCACAAGATATGGACTTGCCTGATGAATACCCATTCGAGAATATCGAACACGCAACGGATAAGATTGTACTTATCTTACAAGAAATGAAAGCTGATTTAGATAGATCACTTAAAATTCGTGTAGATAGTGATAAGAATGCAAATGAAGTTGCGAAAGATATTGTTGAGCGTTCTGTAAAAGCAGCTAATGATGCTATGAATGCTATGAATGTAATTAGCGAAAAGTCAGATAAGATTAACGCTAATGCAGACATAATCAACCGATTAGGTGAAGAAATCAAAGCTATTGCATCTACTGTTGATGATAAATTGGCAACGGCTAATACAGCACTAGATACATCCTCAACTAATGTTGCTACTGCTGAACGATTAGTCAGAGATGCTAAGGCTTACGCAGGTCAAACTACAGTCGATAAACGAGATATTAATGATTTGGTTAGTCAAGCACGCACGTTAAAAACAGACATTGATAATAAACAAACATCAATCGCAAGTAACGCAATTAAGGCAACAGATGCGGCGAAACGTGCAGAAATGGCAGCAAGTAAAGCTGAACAAATCGCCTTGCCTAATGGCGGTGGTTTGATTACAAAAACCGAAGCCGATACAAAGTTTATTCCTAAAGATAGCTTGTACGGCATCGTTTCCGTAAAAGACTTTGGGGCAGTTGGTGATGGTGTAGCGGATGATACCGCAGCATTTAAACGTGCTAATGACAATCTTAAAAATAAGATATTGTTAGTACCTAATGGAATCTACAAAATTAATGAACATCTAACTTTCAATACTGTTGATAGTGTCATGGATATGGGTACGTATAGCAATATAAAACCATTCTATCCTACTGAAACACCAATGCTTAAAGGTTCATCCAATATTGCGTTTGTGAAAAATATTCAGTATGGCGATGAAGTAAACCAATGTCAGGGGTTCACCTACAACGATAAAAAGAATGTGTTTGTATTGGCATGTATTAATGGTGATGGCACTAATCAAGTGTTATATGAACTCAATTCATCCACGTTTGAGATTGTAGGCACTTACAAATTTAATGACCCTGATAAGATGGGGCATTGTAATACTATGTGCTACAACAAGAACACTAATAAGATTTATCTTGCAAACGGCTTAAAAAATGGTAACAACCTAACAGTACTTAATGCTGACACAATGCAATATGAACGCACTATCACATTGAATGAACGTGTATTTAATATTGGATATGACCCAATCACACGTACTTATGTAAGCATCGTACCTATTAGCGGTCAACAACGATTACGGGAAATCAACTTATACAACGATGATTTCAAGAAATTAAAAACATATCAAGTCGATTATGAATATGATGATTTCAATAACAATGGGGCATTCATGTTGAATGGCTGCATCATGAGTGCAACGCTTGGTAGTTTGGTAGAATGTACACCATTTGGCACAGTTAAACAGATTATTGAAATCAATAGAACTACTGAAATCGAAGATATAGCTTATTACAACGGCAAATTCTATTTTGCGGTATTAACAGAAAAACCAAATAAGCGACACCAAGTTGATATTTATGTTGGTGATCCAAATAAGGATTATCAAAACTCTATCAATACCGCACGATTGGCAACGCTTGATTATCTCAAACTAACAGGTGGTACATTAAACGGCGCACTTAAAATGGCTAATAATACCTTAATCGAGGGTTATAAACCTGACGGACATGGTGTTGGCATGGCTAAAGTATCTACTAGCGGTAACGTAGAACTTGGCGATAACTCCGTTAATACGTTTGTTAAAGGCAAGGAATTTAAACACTATGATGGTACAGATAGTTTCACAGTACTTACCACCAAACATTACGGAACGGCTATTTATAAGAAAAAGGATGTAGACGATAACTTTGTTAAGAAAACAGAAGTAGACCAGTTAGGTTTTCCATACTCTAAAGTTGATGCAGCGACAGATTGGAACACGTTCACAGAACAAGGGGCAATCGAAATCAACTTTGATGGCGGTGCTAATAATCCACCACGTAGCCACAAACAAGGGATGCTGATTGTAATGAATTTTGGCAAAGGTGCAATGATTGACCAAACATTCCATGCGTTCAATGGTGAAACATACCACAGAATGTTTATGGCTAATCAATGGAAATCTTGGGGTAGAGTACAAACATCCTTGAATAGCCGATTGAAATTATGGAGTGCTAATGGTGGAAACGAGGTGTATGTTGAATAATGCCTAACTTAAAAGTTAAGAAAGGGAACGATACACTAACCTTTGAACTGACTGATAACTTGCGTGATGTAGGCGAAAAACGATTGCCTATAGTTATTAATGGTAAAACATATTATGCACGATTAGGGGCGGATAAAACCGCCCTTGTGGTGCAACGTACATCGAATGGTAGCAAGAGTTATGTTCAAACAAGCCCTATTTTATTTACTACTTGGAATTGGCAAAAGTACCCTACCGATATTAGAGGTACAGAAAAAATGTTTGTGTACTTGCCAAAAGGTAGATATAGGACAACTGTTGATGGACAAAATAGTGAGAAGAATGAATTTACGATTACTACATCTACAGATATTGAAGTTAATGTTAGTTTAGGAGTGAATACAGAGGGCGCACAAAAGGCAACATTTAATATTAATGGGTGGAGAAATTGGGTGTACCTCACTAGGCATTTGTTAAAAATCAAGATAGAACGAATTGGAGAGTAAGCATGATTGAAGTTTTTCTTCCATCTTTTATGGTCGAAGTTTTTAGTGTGAGCGAGGCGGTGAGAATATCACTAGCCATATTTACAAGTGTTGTATTGGTTTTCATTGATACATTGTTGCGTGTCTTAGTTGAGGCACGCAATTTTAATTTAGCTACAAAGAGAGAATTAACCATTAAGAATATGTTCCTTGCGATTATATGGAGAGGATGGGCAAGCGTTGAAGTCGATGGACATCAACGCAGATTTCTAGTAAGTGGAAAACTACGAGCAGACATGACTAAAAAATTAGTTAAGTCTTATCCTTGGTTATTCCTCTTATCATTCATTCTCTTAACATTGCCTGATGTGGATATTCCTATGTTAGGTCGCATTGATGTGTTCTTGTCTACATTGTTGTACCTAGTACCTATCATGGTTGAGTTAGCAAGCATTGTAGAGAATATGATTGAACTTGAATTTGTAGAAAGTGCATGGTTTCAACGTGCAATGAGTTTGGTTAAAGAGTTGATAGCGTTCGTAAAATCAATAAAGGATGCGATTAAATGAAGATTAATTATGAGGACACTATAACCTTAGTGGCACTTGCAGCCGCATTAATCATGACTATTTATCTTGAACAAAAAGACTTGGCAAGTGTAATAGTTGGTGTATTAGGTGGATATATCGGTGCTACAGGTGGTGTTAAGCGTTCCCAATATATGAATGGGGGCAGCAATGACAAAGAAAAGGAGTAATTAGAATGGCTGAATTAGGACAGTTGAGTGCTGAATATGAAAGTAATGGTGATCCAGCGTGTGTATCTAGTGGCATCAATGATGCTGGTGGTATCTCTTATGGCACGTACCAACTAGCAAGTAATTGTGGTAGTGTTGATGCATTTCTTGGTTGGGGATTAAAACAAGGTGGCTTTTACACCGACTACGCAAGAGCCTTGATTGATAGTGGAGAAATCAATTCTGATGGCTTTATTGCTAAGTGGCAAGAATTAGGTACATTTGATGCGGTAGGCTTTGAAAAGATGCAACACGATTACATCAAGTCCGCATATTATGATGTAGCGTGTGAGTATCTTAAACAAAATCTATTCAACGTAGATAAACATTCTGATGCATTAAAGGATGTAGTGTGGAGTAGAGCGGTACAGTATGGTACTGGTGAAATCGTTAATATGTTTAATGATGCATTGAAGCTAATGGAAAAAGCATTGAATATTGAATTGCCTAACCTATCCTATATTGATGATAAGCGGTTTGATTATGACCTTATCGCTGGCATCTATGATACGTGCATGACATATGAATGGAATAGTAGCGTATTGAGGGAGAGTTTGAACAATAGATTTGCTGATGAGAAATTCAAAGCGTTAAAAATGCTAATGGAAGAGGTAGAGGGGGCATAGGTGAATGTTTTATCTACATAAGGTACTAACTTATATCAAAGCACACAAACGCACCGCACAGGTGCTAATTCCGATGTTAGTGTTAATGCTTGCTTGTATGGGATGCTATCACTTGTACAATAAAAGACAAGTTGAAAAGCCAGTGGTAATTACACAACAACAAGCTAAATCACCTGTAGAATTATCAAAAGCAATTCACGTTACAGAACAACAAGCACAAGAAGTTATTTCCATTAAGGAAAGAACTCAACCGATAGCAACATATTACACACAAGCACCTACAGTTGAAGTTGCTGCAGAAAAGGTGAAACAGGATATTGCACATAGCAACCCTAACTTACCTAAAGCAGCAACAGAAAAATCTGATAGGACGGCGGTAGTTGCTAATACGGAAGAGCAAAAGGTAGATGTGTACAAAATTAAGTTAGATAAACCGCATAGCATATTAGCTGGTGTAACTGTAATGACTAATGGTGAAGTATACGAAACTGTAGGGTACGAAGATAAAAAGGTACAAGGGTTAGCACACTTTAAAGGTTCAGAATTTAAAGGTGCATCCGCATTAGTAAAAGTTGTGAGATGGTAGAGGTGATCCAAAATATCTCCGAGTTGCACGGCTTGCAACAATCAACTGTTAGTTGACAGTTAGGATATATTGATTAAAAGGAAAACATTATGGCACAAGTATTTACATTCGAGGGAAAAACACATCAATTCGCAGAAGATATTCAACCTAACCAAGAGGGGTTATATATGGCAACCTTGGTAGACCAAAACAACGTGCGTTGTGAAATGTGGTTTGTTAATGGCAAGTTGCACCGCTTAGTAGAATTAGATAAATAAAACAAATTGAGGGTAGCGTGATTGCTACCCTCTTTTTTTATTGCCGTCAAAAATTCGTCAAAAAATGAATTTTAAATATTGTGTTTTGTGCAGGTGGTTTTGATAAACCATGATATAAAACTTTGATTATTACAACGTATTTTGAAATTTGAAATAAAATCAAGTGATATAACCTTTTATGATCGTTAAGATTGTAAGTTTAAAGAAATGCTTATTTACTGTATCTTTTAATGGTTAGATATCCAATTCGTCAAAAATCGTCAAAAATTTTATTTAAAAATATTAGCAACTGCATTTGATGCTGCTGCTTTCATTTCATTATTGTAGTGTAGATACGTTTTCATCACCATTGCAGGCGTATCGCCTAGTAATGATGATACAGTTTTCACATCTAAGCCATTAGCTAATAGCTTAGTGGCATATGTGTGCCTTAAATTGTGTGCAGATAAATTATCTCCAAAGCGTTTTAAATATGTGTTTATTTGCCATTTAACACCATTCTTTTTGTATGGGTTCAAAACTAAACCATATTCAAATTCTAATTCATGAGATTTATACTCTATAAGTATATTCTCCAATATAGGCGGAATTGGCAAAATTCGCACCGAATTGGCGGTTTTCGTTTTCTCAAAGGTGATTGCACCTTTGATATATGAAAGTTGCTTATTGACGTGAATTTGGCGATTTTCTAGGCTAATATCATTCCAAGTTAAACCATATACTTCACTAAACCTCATGCCAGTATATCTAGCTATCTGTAAGAAATAATAGGCTTGTGGATATTTCTCACGCATATACTTTGCGAACTGGTTTAAATCTTCATCAGAAATCGTATGGATCATACTCTTACGTTCCATACGTGGAAGTCTAACACCAGTACATGGGTTATCTGAAATAATCTTGTATGGGTTGATAGCGATATAGAATATCCTTTCTACTACCTTATAATACGAATTAATGGTAGTAGGTGATGTAGCCATTTTGTTTATTACATTTTGGATATGTAGTGGCTTAACATCTGACAATTTCATATTGTGAATAGAAATGAAAGCACACACCGCATGGTTATACATAACTAACGTACTATGCGCAACGTGTGCCTTTTTTATTTCAAGGAACATATCCGCAAATTCCTTGAATGTTAATTCTTTTAATTCTGCATCTTTGGTGAGTAGTGCAGTTTTATCCAACTCTTTAACTATAACGTGTCCGTATTCCTTAGCCTCACGTTTAGTTTTGAAACCCTGTTTAGATTTCTGTTTCCATTTGTAGCCGTCTTTGTACGCTACAATGATTTGAAAACCTTTATCTTTTTTTCTGATAGTGAAATTGTATTGCATAATTCACCTCATAATATATGTGTGTAGAAGTTAATACCCTCAAACTCAATTTCCCTAGCGTGTGCCATGCGTTCGATTAAATCAATATGAGCATGACTATACATATCATCATTTAATATATGACCTATCTCATGTAGTATACCCTTACGTTGTACATCAATAGGTTTATCACTATTAACGAGAATGGTGTAAGTACCATCATCGTTTAGTTTTAATACCGCAGTTTGTGTAGGTCTTAACTTAGTGTAAATCAAAACAACATTCATAATACTTAACCCCCTTATGGGGATATTGTACATAAAAGAATGTGTATAAAATTCCTCATTATTTACTTGTTATTGAACTGAACAACCAAACCAAAACAGAAGTAAGCCATATAGACATTGAAGAAACAATACCTATGCTTAATATAAAGTTGGGTTTGTAATTAACAAATAATACATTTAGTAGAATTGAAATGATTAACCACGGAACAAAAACTCCATAAGGTTTATTTTGTTTTGAATATAATAATACAAATAATATAGTGGCTATGATACCTACAATACCTGCAACAGTAGGATAGCCAAAGAAATAAGCCACTATAGATATAACAGATAATAGCAATTCCATATTATTTACCCTCACGTTTCTTTAACATTTCAATAGTGTTTATTACAAATTCAATATCATCCTTTGACATATCCTTACTTGCATCAAAGAGTAATTTAAGATTTGGGTTATCTTTTACGGCTTGTGCGTATTCTGTAACAGATGGATCATTATAATATGGTTCTTTGTCAGAGTATTTGTTTTCGATTAAATCAGCTTTATTCACTCTAAAGTAATTAGCCAATCTTTCAATCTTATCAATGCGTGGATAGTTATCACCATTTAACCAACTAGCAAGAGTTGTATATGATACGTTGTTATCATTGGCTACTTCATTTCTAGTCTTATTATATAAATTCATATAATATCTTAGGTTTTTAGCGAATATTTCTTTATTTCCTAAATCACTCATTGCTTTCACCTCTCTGTGATTTTTAAAATTTTTATTTACTATCTATATCATATATTTAAACTGTAAAAAAATCAATTATTTTTTTTAGATTTTACAGAAAAACTGTTGACATTACAGTTTAACTGTAATACAATACAATCAACAAATAGATAAAGCGAGGTGATAAATTGACACAAGAAACATTTGTTCAAGATGGAATGACCTTAAAAGCAGCTAGAGTAAATGCTGGACTAACTCAGAAGAAAGCAGCAGAAATGCTAGGTATTAGCGAATACACGCTAATCAATTATGAGAAAGGAAAATCTTCCCCTGATGTTCATGTATTGAAAAAGATTGAAAATTTATATGGTGTTCCGTACCACAGAATTATTTTTCTGTAATATTTTTTTACACTAAAATTACAGTTTAACTGTAATTCCTATAGGAGAGTGATATATGAGTGAGGTTGAAAGTTTAGTTTATACAGTATCAGATGTAGCAAAACTTTTTAAATGCACAGAAACAAGTGTATATAACATGAGAAACCAAGGCATACTTCATCAAATAAAAGGACTAACTGGAGTTAGGTTCAGTAAACAGGAAGTTGAAAGTCTTATAGGGCTAGATGATGAATATACACCAATGGCATATAGAAAGTTGAAAGCAGAGGTTGATAGCTTACGAGAAGAAAACAAATACCTAAAAAATGAAATAAAAAAAATCACTAGCCAAATGCTAGTGATCGTAAGAGAGGAGTTATAGATATGTTTATTAACAATCGATTTAATGAAGCCATCGCCTGTGCTGGTATGAAAATTAGAGAAGAACACTATGACTACATCGAAACAATATTTGATGAAATCACACCTTATGGTTGGGAATGTCATTGTGAAGATGCTAGAAAACTTGAAGATGAAAATACATCTGATGTTCTACGCAGACATTACGGAAAAGTTGGTACTCACGATAGAGTATATGGTTTTTGTTATAACCCAATTCAATAAGGAGAATTAAATGATTAAGTTATGTTATTGGCTTAGAGCGCTTGCAGCGTTAATAGCCGTTGGTGCTATGGGAAGTTTACAACTAGATACCATCGATTGGTGGACATGGTTTTGTCAAACAATGCTTGGAGTTGTTACATGGATATTAGTAGGTTATTGGATAGATGATATTAAATACTATTCAAATAAAAAAGTCCGCTAGTGAAAAGTGTAGAAGAAGTTTAGCGGACTTGGTAGAGAGTATGTGAAATATCTCTATTTATATTTTATCACAGATATAAGGAGAATTAAATGGAAATAAATTTAACACCTATAGTTAGTCAAAATCAACAAGTGTTCAAGTGGAACAAAGATGAAATTAAAACTTACTTTGAGGCACAGTTAGAAAAGTACAAAGGACTTGTAGTAACGGAAGAAAACTATAAGGACATGGTAAGTGCTAAAAATGAAATCGTTA